TACCCAGCAGGTACAGTATATACACCCATTAAGGTTTGACCCTTGCCTGCGGTAATACGAGCTACTGTTGTAACGCCCTTTTTAATATCAATGTTTCCGATATTGGTGGCAGAGCCATTGTACATATAGCTTCTGTATATGCGAATAAACGACTGCGTTGTCGCATTACCTGTAGCGGCAGTCAGCGTTACATTTTCTGAGATGTCGTTGTAGTTGGCGTCCAAACCAACAACCGTAATAATTTTGCCTGCATCCCCAGCATTAGCACGATCTACTGTAAGTGTTCCAGCAGAAGCAAAAGCTGACCAAGGATATAGTGTGTCGTTTATGTCCCACACAGTGCCAGTTGTGTTGATCGACATAGAAGGCACTGCGCCAAACTTATGGAGTGTTGTATGTCCGGGAATCTGCCCACGAGCAATCTGTAGCTCAAACGGTTCGCTTGTGCCGACTTGAGATATAGATCGTATCTCGTGAGCAGTCATTGTTTTATGCCAAAAAGATTGTCAGTTCAGAAGCAGTGCCTGAGATGGCGCTTACATAAACGCCAGCATCAGCAATCACACCGTCTCCGGGAATGTTGAGCAATGTATGCCCAGCCGGAAACTTCTGCTGCAAGAGCGTTGCACCACCGCTACCATTGGTAATGGTGAATGCCCCCGCAGCTGTGCAATAAACACCAATCTGCTTAATCCGTGAACGTGCGGGGCCTACGGCTCCGACTCCCGAGGCATTGTAGGCTTTTACTGGACCAGCCATTGAAGCCTCCTATTAGCTAAGAGCTGCGCCTACAGCGGTTACCCAAGCAGCACCCGTATTGATTACGATGCAATACTCGTTATTGCCAGCGCCATTGTCGCTGACCATGTATACCGTACCAACGGCGACGTCAGCAAAAGCTGGTAAGTCAGCTGTAAGTACAACTGGGATCTGGAAGCCGTTATTAGAACGAACTGGACCAGAAAAGGTAGATAAAGCCATGTCAATCTCCTGTCGTGGCTAGTGTCAGCCCCCCCATGGGGCTGTCAGGGATAGCCGAGTATAACACAAAGAAAGGCGGCTATCAAACGATAGCCGCCCTCTTAACCCAAAGACAAAACTAAGGGTGTTGGTTACTTAGGCTGCGCCCGGTGAACCGAACACGGCGCGTGGGTCGGAGAAGCCGAAGCTGTACCGCTCACGAGCCTTAAACCGCATGTTGCCAGTGTCGAAGTCTGGATCCATGTTGGTTGCCATTGGCATACGCTCAAAATGCTTGAAGCCGTTTGGAGCGTCTGTCTTGATGAAGAACGCATCAGTGTCAGTTAGGTAGTCGTTGACTACATAACCTTCTGGCAGCATGCCAGATGACTTAATGGCGTTGACATCGTTGTCAGCTGTACCAACACGGAGGTTGGATACCAGCAGACGTTCAGCAACAAACTGAAGCTGACGTGGAACGATAAGCTTCATACCGCGCAGTGCGATGATGAGGCCACGCTCGTCAGTGAATCCAGCGATGCTGATCAGAGCGTCTTCCAAGGAAGTTTCGTTCAGGTCAGCAGCAGTTGCTGGTTCGTTAGCGAAAGTGCCACCATTGGTCAGCGGGTGGTCGGTAGCGCAAAGAGCTTTACCGTCACCGCCAGCGCTTGCGCCGCCAGCGAAGGCATTGTTCAGTACGTTAGCGGCTTTCACCTGCTTGGTGTGTGCCATGGAACGAGCCAGTGCACGGGTGTAACGAGAAGCCAGACGATCATAGAGATTGTCTTCAACAGCTTCTTCGGTGATTGAGAAGCCCATAGCGATGGTCTCGTGGTTATACCGAGCGGTATAAGCCTCGTTTGCATCGTCATAGGAGATCCCGGTGCCTTCGTTTTTAACTGGGGCTGCCCCGAAACCACTCAACATGACTTCTTCTTCGAATGCCCGGTCAGATGACTCGGTGTCGAAGATTTCAGCATGCTGACCTTCATAACGGCCGTATTCCATGCCAAAGAGGGCGTTGAGACCCGGCTCTAGTTCTTTGGCAAGTTGTGCGCGAGAAATAGCCATAATCTAATCCCCCTTATGTTGTTGCTGCTTCAGAATCAGCCTGAAGCAATGCATGGTTGTTGATCATTACAATCATCTGGATACCAGCAGCAGCGAAATCTTCGTTGTCTACATCCTTCTGAATACCAACGACCTTCAATGGAAGGGAGGTATTAGCGGATGAGAGTCCGTCGATGTCCATTGCGGCACTGGAAATACCAGTTGTTGCGCTACCGCTTGCACCGCTAGACATAGCTGCGTTCTCAAAGATAGCAGCTTTAGCGGTTGCCTCATCAGTGATAGAAGCATCTGTACAAACAATGAAGCGCTGCATTGGGCTGTCGTACACATATCCGATGATATCGAAATCTGTGTCGGCAGAACCAGAGCCGGGCCAGTAGTTTGAGAAAGTCTTCTTTCCTGTTGAAGCGGAAACATACTCACAGCCAGCAAATACGCCTACGAGAGCTTCAGTGTCCCCAGTTGCAGACGCAACAACGATGCTTCCACCGTTGTCAGCCTTTACCGGAGAACCCTGATAGATCGCGTTCGCAGTGCTGCCAATGAAGTATGCATTTGTGCCCTGTGTAGCAGGTGCGCTACCAGCAGCATTAATCGGCTTGAGGCCGAAGGCTACATTAGTATTAGCCATTGCTTACTCCTAAAGTTATTCGGAGGACTTCTTGCCCCCGAAGGTTACACGACTTTGCCTATCATTAAACATAGGCATCGAGGGATGTTGTTCCCTCATCAGGTTTTCGTCAACGGCTCGCATTTGGTTGCGGGTCTGCTCCCGATAATATTCAGTTCTTTCGTCGACCGTTTCCTCTGGAATACGACACAGCATTAATCCGCCTACGCCGATAATTCCAGCATTCTTGCCTTCTTCGATGACAGGGTAACGTCCTTCCATTTCTGGATATTCGTCAGCCCTTACTGGCTCCCAGCCCTCACGCAGCTTGGCATGTACGTTTGTCTTATCATCCTCTCCACGAATGGAAGTTCTGATCCAACGGTGTGCGTACCCTGCTGGTGGTTGTGGTGCCTCCAACTTCGAAGGCGGTGCCCATGGCTTACGCCGGGACTTAGTTGCGCGAGTTTCCGCCTCGCGGGGCGTTCTGTTTGATGTAGCCATAATCTTACTCCTTCACATACTTTGCATATTCTTCAAGCGGAACATTCAAGCGTTTCGCAATAGCAATCTGCGAAGGTGTCAGTTTGACTGTTCTGCGCCCCTTTGACGACGACTTGGAAGCCGTGGACTCAGCAGAAGCGACTCTGGGTCCAGAATCTCGTGCAGGGTTCTTAAACTTATGTGGGAACTCTGTACGAACTCGTTTGTCAAGCTCATTATAGTACTCATCGCTCGTCGGGTCAAACCCTTCTTCTTCGATAAGTTGGCGATGTATGCCAAAAGCTGCGTATGTCATAGTTTGATCTTGACCAAACCAATCGTTTTTCTGTGCCCACTGCTCCGCTTTAGGGTCAGGCTGTGCCTGTTGTTGAGGCTGTGCCTGTTGTTGCTGCGGTACGACTTGCTCTTCGCGTGGTTGAGCAGCCATCTGTTCGCGCTGCTGACGAACCTGTTCAAGACGAGCTTGTTCAAGTGCAAGCTTGCTGATGTTCTGCTGTGCTTCGAACATCTTATCAGCATCGCCCTCGTCATAAGCTTTCTTGTATGCTTCCTTGGCAGCGGCAACCTGTGAATCAACACGACTGCCAAACTCACCAACATAGGACTGGTCAAGTTTATCCAGACGAGCTTGCAACTCGTCGTTCTGCTTCTTGACAGCTTCTGCATACTCGATAGCCGCTTGACGCTGACGCTCTTCTTCGCGGTAACGGTGGGTTAATTTACTAATCCGTTTCTGCACAGAGTCAGAGTATTGTTCTAACTCGTCTTCCTGTGCTTCGGAGGCTTCCGCTTGCGCGTCCTCCTGTTCTACAATTTCCTCGTCAGCATCGGTCTCGATGATGTCGAGTTCTTCTTTTTCCTGTGGTAGTCCCTGCATACTATACTCCGTATGTTTTAATATCGTCTGGATCGACGATGGTTGCAATGACTTCGTCATCGTTGATGAT